ATGACCTGGTTTATTGACCGGCGTCTTAACGGCAAAAACAAGAGCACGGTGAATCGCCAGCGCTTCTTGCGCCGTTATAAAGCGCAAATTAAACAGTCGATCTCCGAGGCCATCAACAAACGCTCGGTGACCGACGTCGACAGCGGCGAATCCGTCTCCATCCCTAACGATGACATCAGCGAACCGATGTTTCATCAGGGGCGTGGCGGCCTTCGCCATCGCGTGCACCCAGGTAATGACCACTTCGTCCAGAATGACAGAATCGAGCGACCCCAAGGCGGAGGCGGCGGTTCTGGCAGCGGTCAGGGGCAGGCCAGCCAGGACGGTGAAGGCCAGGACGAGTTCGTCTTTCAGATTTCAAAAGACGAATATCTCGACCTGCTGTTTGAGGATCTGGCCCTGCCGAATCTGAGAAAGAATCAGCACCGTCAGCTCAACGAATACAAAACCCATCGCGCGGGTTATACCGCAAACGGGGTACCCGCCAACATCAGCGTGGTGCGTTCACTGCAAAACTCGCTGGCGCGACGCACGGCGATGACGGCAGGCAAACGGCGCGAACTGCGCGAGCTGGAAACCAGCCTGAAAGTGGTGGAAAACACGGAGCCGGCACAACTGCTGGAAGAGGAGCGCCTGCGAAAAGAGATCGCCGAACTGCGGGCGAAGATCGACCGGGTGCCGTTTATCGACACGTTCGACCTGCGCTACAAGAACTACGAAAAACGGCCGGAGCCTTCCAGTCAGGCGGTGATGTTCTGCCTGATGGACGTATCAGGTTCAATGGATCAGGCCACCAAGGATATGGCTAAGCGTTTTTATATTCTGCTCTATCTGTTCCTGAGCAGAACGTATAAGAACGTGGAGGTGGTCTACATCCGCCATCACACTCAGGCGAAAGAGGTGGATGAACATGAGTTCTTCTACTCGCAGGAGACCGGCGGCACCATCGTGTCGAGCGCCCTGAAGCTGATGGACGAGGTGGTGAAGGAGCGCTACGATCCGGCGCAGTGGAATATCTACGCCGCGCAGGCATCGGATGGCGATAACTGGGCGGATGACTCGCCGCTGTGTCATGAAATTCTGGCGAAGAAGATCCTGCCGGTGGTGCGTTACTACAGCTACATTGAAATTACCCGTCGCGCCCACCAGACGCTGTGGCGTGAGTATGAGCATCTGCAAGCGATGTTCGATAACTTTGCGATGCAGCACATTCGTGACCAGGATGACATCTACCCGGTCTTCCGGGAACTGTTCCAGAAGCAAAGCTCAACAACATCAAATTAACCCTTGTTAATCAGCCAGTTAGCTTTGTTTTACTGGCTGATTAACTATAGTTTTCACGTTTAACATTCTCCATAATTATCATTAGCTTAATTTTTATTTTGGGGAAGGCAGTTTAGTGGTTATCCGTTATATAGTGGGTAACTTGTCCTCCCCTATAATGTTAAGGGTGTGAGTCAGTACGCCATAAACAGTTACATCATCCAGCGCGTCGCCTTCTATCGTTTCACCATCTTCAGTTATCAATGCCGCCCCGTATAGCTTTGCAAACTCGTTTCTGTTATCCATTCTCACCAGTAGCGTATCTCCCTGCTCTGGCCTCATGGCAACGTTAATGACAGCCCAACCGCAAGACGTTTCTATTACCCTGCAGTTCCTATCAATTCCGCATAACAGATCTATGGTTAACCGCTGTTCCTGGTAATCCATTGCTGGTGAAGGAAAGCCCATCAGAATACTCTCCCCATATTACGCAAGATCCAGTAACGGTTATCACTGCCGTCCGTCGTCTTATCAGCGAAATCTGGCTGGTATCTCTCTATCCACGCGTTAGCGTCTGCCTGGCTGAAATGCCAGTTCTTCTCGCGCAATTTATTGATGAATTTGTTTGTATTGAGACAAAGGTAACCCTTTGGATTCTGTTCTATAGAGGCTAAAAAAGCTGCGTGAATATCATATTGACGAGGCATAGCAGCACCCTCACTTGCCCATTGACTGTATGTATATACAGTAGTATTTTTATATCAACAGATCAAGTCAGTAAGGAGGGAGAGTGATGTTCGTTGAACTGGTATATGACAAGCGTAATGTTGATGGTTTGGCAGGCGCCAGAGAAATTATTCTGGCCGAGTTGACGAAACGGGTGCAGCAGATTTTCCCTGGCGCTGAAGTGAAGGTGAAGCCGATGCAGGCGAATGCATTAAATAGCGACGCTAGCAAAAGTGATCGGGAAAAGCTGAACCGCATGCTTGAGGATATGTTTGAAGAGGCCGATATGTGGCTGGTATCTGAATCACCTTCGGTACGCCAAGTTGGTCTTTAACTATCTATCGGGTAATATTCCCGACGATTGCTCGGGCATGAACACTGAGCAACTACCTGCCGCCTGTTCTTGCATACGACAGGCGGCTTTTTTTTAAGAAACAGGTTCAGCTGCCTCTTTCTGGCTCTGATTCCATACGCTGTTTTCAGGCATTTCGACACGCACGGAAACAAACTGATCGCTGGGGATATCGACCGGATCACCATCATTGATACCCTGCAACTCGTTTCGGGCGAACGCTGGCGATTCCGTGTGTGTGCGGTGATAGGTTTTAACCAGAACAGAACCATCGGCATTAACTTCGTAATCCAGCCAGACAAGCGGCTGCTTGTTGCGGTCGGTGGGGATGTCAAAACCGCCATCAATACCACCCCAGGCTGCATCTGAATTTAATCCCTGGCATCCTTCAACAAGGTATTCCCCTTTGGCCAGACGGGTTACGGTGCAGCCTTCTGATTCGAGATTAGTCTCGCATTTACCACTTCCAAAAATCTTTACAACGGGCGATGCTGTTTTAAGAAATCCGTTACTGTCGACTGTAGTATTAAGCGTTGTCTTGGCGATCGCCCGCCAAGTCTGAACGTTATTTCCTACTCTATTGTAATGCACCTCACCATCTGTTCTGATGAACATATTAAACTTGGTTGTGTTACTTGCCGAACCATCAGAGCTGTAGACCATTCCAAGTCCAACCCCCCAGTTCCCGAAGTAATTATTGCCTGTAGCTCCGCTTTGTCTGTAAAAATTATAGTTCCCATAACTCACCTGGTTACCATCGGCATTGACCGGGGTTAATGCGCCGACTCCAAAGCTTCCACTACCGTCTCCTGAAACTTTCATAAGCTGTCCGTTAGAGGAACCTGCGTCAAGAATAGACGCTGTTCCTAAACCGAGGTTTGTGCGAGCGTCAGCAGCATTCTTTGCACCTGTTCCGCCCTGGCTGATACTGAGTGCGGTAGTCAGTCCGCTTAGGCTGGTTATATCATTGTTAGCCCCTTTTTTAGCCAGTGACTTCTGGCCCGGTACTGTGACGGCCACGCCGTTAATCGTGATGGTGACATCTGTAGTACCGTTCATCACATCAGCGAAGCCGCTCATGTAACGCTGGTACATCGTGAAGGTTTCAGCGATATCCTGCGCCAGACCATCCACGCTCAGACTGTCACTCAGAAGAATGGCAAACCGGGTTCCAGCGGGAACAGTTGGGTTAGCTGCTGGCGTTACGGTGAGACTTGTTGCGCTGCCGATGGTGGTAATCTGAAATACCTGCACAGGGCTGGTCATTGCAATAACGGTACAGCCGTTACGAATAAGAGAACCAGCAGCAGTGAAGTTTGTGCCGGTACCTGTAAGGGTGTTTCCGCTGATGGCGATAGTGCCAGTGGTATAAATCATGTTTTCTCCAGACAATAAAAAAACCCCGCCGGAGCGAGGTTGATTAAAAAGACAGTTTATTCAGACGTACATATCGGGTAGAACGGGAAGGTTCAGTGGCGTTACCGTGTCATTACCAAAAATTGCATACCGCTCGCGCCCAAGATATTTCCCACCCTGAACTGAAGCACTGCCGTTCTGTATTTTTATTCCAAACATTCGATACACATACATGCCATTTACTTCATGGGCCATCAGCCCGAATCTGCCCAGCGGAACATAGCCGCTGCCGATGCTCACGGCATTTTTCGAAGGCGTCCAGAGTTGATTGAGGTAAACGAAAGGCCGCTTTGTCGTCGAAAACGTGCAAGCCCCGGCTGCATTGAAGATGTTTAGCCCCGTGCCAGGCTGCGGCGCCACGCCACTGGCGAATATGACGATATCAATCGTGCCGGTTGTCGGAGCGTCATCGTTGGTGGATGGAGGGCTGAAGAACCTGACCGTGTTGCCATCGAAATCGACTGTGTTACCGCTATTGCAGCGCCCAAAGACGATATATTTGGACTTGTCGTATCCCGCTATTGTGGGAACTGCCCAGCCGCCAGTGGGGACATTGACGGTCCCCTTCCAGATACACTGCCCTGACTGCGTGGCATTGGTAATCGCCAGGAAGTCAGTACTGTCATCAATAAGCAGGCCTTCTCCTTTACGCTGGCCAGGAGGAAATATCTGCCAGATGCTTCCGGGGAACGTGTACGTACTCTCACGCTCACTGATGCTCACATCCTTCATCGTGGAATTCTGCGTCACGCGGCCGCCGGATATGGTGACCGAGTTCATTTTATGAAGCAGACCTGAATCAAGATAAGCCGTCGCGTGAGGGATAAACAGCACCTGCGCCCCGGAAACATAACCGGCAATATCAGCGTACTTTGCTTTCTGGTAGCCACTGTCAAAGTAGGCTCCAAAGGACGGGCACCGAAGACCCGCCGTTATCTCCATCCGCTTTCCGCCATCATTCAGATCAATCAGTAGTCCTCTTGGCATGTTATGTCCATTCTCCAAGTACGATACGGCCGCCTCCGGTCAGGTTGATAGTTACACCATTACTGTCTATCACCGTCGCCTTGTTCGGCCCACTGAATCCAAAGTTACCCGTTGTGGCGTAAATCGAGCCACGAACAGTCACGTTGTTAAACACGGCATACCCGGACTTGTTGATATGCCATCCGACATTCCCTGTCCCATCCCAGGTTGATGACTGGATGTAATTACCGATTTTGGTGTTACCGATCGTCCCCTCTCCGATAACAGCATCACGGATTATCAACTGCCCATTTTGCGTGGTGAAGACGATGGTAGGGGTTCCTCCTGCCTGCATCATCACTGCAAAACGATCTGCGAGGAATAATACCTGCGACTGCATGCCAGATGGAGTATTCTCAACGCCTATCCCCATACCAGCAGCATACTGTTTTCCGTTCGCATCCACGGCAACCTTGATGCTGTACATCGCCTTCAGGTCGCCGTTGACGTTCGCAATGGCCTGCGCGTTGGTGGTGATCGCTGAAGTGTGCCCGTTGATGGTCGCCGTGATTCCGTTTATCTGCGTGGCCGTGGCCTGCTGATAATCGGAGAACGTCTGGTTCAGGCTGTTGATGGATGCCTTGTTGCCGTTCACGTCAGTCTGCAAACTTAGCAGCGAACGTGCTGTTGCCTCCCTGTCGCTTGCCATGACGTTATCAATACGATCGATGCTGGCCTTGCTGTCACCGTACTGCGCGCTGAGTCTCACCCGCTGATCAACCTGCGCCAGCGTACTCGTTATTAGCGCGATAGCGTTATTCTGGATGCCGCCGCTGGCAGTATCGGTTCTTGCTCCCAGCTCCTCCAGGCGGGATGCCATTGATGAAGTCGTGTCGGTGACAACCTGTCGCAACGTGGTGATATCAGCAGTATTTTGCGAGCTGGCTTGTTCGGCCGCATCTGCCTTACCTGATGCAGCGTCAGCTTTACTCGAAGCCGAATCAGCTTTATCAGAAATGACCTGAGTGCTCGCAGTGAGCTGATCAACAGCAGTAGCCCTTGCCTGAGCTTCATCTGACAGAGCCTGCCTTACCTCGGTAACTCCCGCCTCGTTCTGCGCAGTTTTTGCCTCAAGACGGGTAACATCCGTTACGCGCGCCTCCGTTTCAGTAGCGATCACCTCCCGGAGCTGTTCGAATGTCGCAGAGTTAGCGCCCTGTTGGGCTGTCTGGCGCACGACAACATCGGCAATAGCCAGCGCGTTTCCGATGATTGCTTCAGCGGTCTGCTTGTTCGAGCCAACCGCAGCAGCAAGGCCGTCTGCGTTCTCTTTGATTGCATCAGCCAGTTCTGCCAGTTTTCCGCTGCTGTCCACCGCGTTCTCGATCAAGTCTTTGAACGTATCGGAGCCTTTCATGTCCTCCAGGATTGCATCGGTGATATCGGATACATCGATGCTGGCCTGCCCGCGCACAAAGTCTGTATACCCTGATTCGTTTCCGCTGCGGTCCACCAGCTGCGCGCGGTACCAGAAAATTTGCCCAGCCTTTAGGCCCATCTGCTGATACTTGCGCTGCGGATAGGGTACGTCTGCCAGCAGCATCGCATCGTCTTCCGTCCCTGTCAGGCTGTACTGAATTTCCGTCTTCAGCGTGTCGTCGGTGTTCGCCGTGAATCCCCAGCTCAGCTCGATACCGAAAACCACATTATCAGAAGCGATGAAGCCGACCGGTTTCGGCGGATTGCCCACTTTCCCCGTCAGCGTTTTCTCTTCTGAATAGCCCCATCCGGACGAGATTTCTGCGGCATTGATGGCGCGTACACGTACCAGGTAGCGCCCGGCATATATCCCCGGCACGTCGAATGACGTGGTGGAGCTGCGCGGCACGTTAACCCAGTTCCCGTCGTTGCGGCGCCATTGCGCTTCATAGGCGATAGCGTTCTGCGCCTGGTCCCAGCTCACGCGCATCGTTTCGACGCTGATATTTTGCTGTACCACAGAAAACGAGCTGATCACGATGTTCGCAGGCGGCGACTGGTTGCCCGGCGGGATCACGCTCACCGGCCGCTGGTCAATGATGGCTCCGGTATCGATTCGGGCATATTTATCCGGATCGTGCCATGCACCGGTAATGGTGAAAGTGCCATCATCGTTATCAGTGACGCTCACGACACGGTACTGCTGTGCGTACAGTTCGTTCGACTCAACCACCCAGACAGCTTCGGCCTGAGGCGTCTCACTGTATGCGGTGGTGACTGTGACCGATTCCCCGTTAACCGCCTGAATGGTCCTGCTCTGTGACGCTCCGGAGGGAAGGTTGAGGATAAGGCGATCACCTGCTGCTGCATCAGCTACACGGTCAAGTTTGATAACGCGACCGTTAACGGCGCTGATGCGACCGCCCATAACCTTTCCGGAAAGCAGCTCGTCTGCCACAGCGATGATATAGCCTGGCTGCGGTATGTTTCCGTCCAGCCCGACATCGAACGAAACAACGCGATCCTTATTGTTGGTGAGAATACCCCAGCGCCCCTTTCGGTTCGCTTCTGACTGCCTGGTACAGCCGATGGCTGTCATTTCCAGCTGATTGAAGCCGTACCGCGCCACCAGCGCCTGCTCGAATACGGGTTCCATCGCGTCAGCATAGGCGTTACCGGGATCGGACCATGAAACCAGCGCTGTAGTGTAGCGGGTTTTCGTGGTGCTGCTTGAATAGGTGAAGCGACCGCCAACAACGTTAGCGCGCGTGTAGCTGTAATCCACATCACGGGGCATATCGGCCAGAGCAACGATCTGATCGCCACCCCAGTACGTCATGCCACGGAATATGGCCGCAAAATCACGCAGGACTGTGTAAGCGTCGTTTCGGTCCTGGATGTACACGTTGCAGGTATAGCGTGGTTCTGTTCCATCGCCACCCTTACCGTCCGGAACCATCTGATCGCAATACTGGGCGACCTGATAAAGCGTCCATTTATCGATGTTAGCAGCAGTCAAACGGTGACCGAGTCCGAACCGGTCAGAAACAACCAGATCGTAAAATATCCACGCAGGGTTATCCGTCCATGCCCACTTAAACGCCCCGGTCCATGTCCCGCTGTAAGAGCGGGTTTCTGGGTCGTAAGTATCAGGAACCCGAATAACGCGGCCACGAGGCTCACAGGAGATCTGCGGTATAGAGCCATTAAACTGGCTGGAGTCGAATTCAATGTACAGCAGCGCGGTGTTCGGATATCGCAATTTTGCATCAATCACCTCAGTGAAGCTCTGTAGCGTCATCGTGTCGCCGATTTTCGCGCTGTTGGCGTCAGCGGTAATTTTGCGTAGTCTGATTGTCCAGGTGCTGCCCGCCTGAGGTAAATCAATACGGTGGCTACGCTCATAACCTGAGGTCGTTTTCCCGGTCACACTGGTATTGAGGACTGTCTGCCATGTCCCGCCGTCAGTCTGCAAGTCAATCGCATAATTAACCGAGTAACCAACCAGATCGCCATCGTCCTCCTGCTTGAAAAGCGAAGGCCATTTCAGGCGTAAACGAACCGCCGAAAGCTGTGTATTGGTGAAGGTTCGTGTCCACGCTGTAGCGCTCGTTACCTCGGTTCCCACGCTGATTTCGTTTTCGGTACCGGGAATGCCCTGAATGTACTTCTGGGCCTGTGTACCCGCGCGAAATTCCCACGTAACGCCGCTGAAGTTTTGGGAGCCGTCGGCGTTCTCCAGCGCCGTTCCGTCCAGGTAGATATCCTTCCCGGTGAGCTGTCCAGCAAACTCCCCTTCACCAAGCGCAACGAGGATCTTTGCCTTCGCTACAGATTGCAGATCATCAGGCTGTTCGGTAGGAGTTCGGGAACTGGAGCTCCCCCCTTTTCGTCCGGTAATTGTTTTAGCCATATCGCGCCCATAAAAAAAGCCACCCGGTGGTGGCTTGTAAAAAGGTTCGTTCTCTACTGCTGATCTTCGACATAAATTCCGGCAGAAATAATTGCCCCGCCGATTCGCCGGCGGCCGTACAGGACCGGTACCGGGTAACCCTGTGCGGCGGTATTTGTCACCCCACCGAATGCGTACGATGCACGGTTATCTGCGCTTTGTTTGCTGGCCAGGCCACCAGGTTGAGGCGAAAGCATCTGGACAACTCCACCAGCAATCATAGCTGCACCAAATTTATACCCGAAGGCTGAAAAGGGGTTACCTGGCGCAAAATAACTTCCTACTGCGGAAGCAGCTACAATTACGGCACCAAGGATAGTTTGTAACAAACCAGACCTTTTACTGCCGATAACAACGGGAACTATTCGGATAACTTCTCCTGTTACGGGGAAGCCTAGATCATCAACACCAATATTCTTCTTACCTTTAAAAACAGCAAAAGTAAGCCCTCGGCGATTACTATTAATCATATAGCTCTCAAACCCCGGTATAGTTTTTGCGAGAGCAACGCCAGCTTCACTTACTTTAGAAATTAACCTATGATGGATTTTCCCAAAGGTTTTCCCTAATGGCCCACCAAGTTCAATTCGAGACATAACCTCTGACATTTTTTCACCTTATAAAAAAACCTGCCAAAGCAGGTTTTGAATGGTTTTTATTTATATGGCGTCTATTTTAAGGTCGTCGGCCTTATATCCAAGTCCCCACCCTCATCAATGAAAATTCGCACATACTTATTTTCTCCATCGCCTAAGTTTATGTAGCGCTCTTGTCTTGCTTCGTTTGCGCCACATAACCCCCTCCCCTCCAAGGCGGCTCCTACTGCATGTTCACCCTTGGATAAATAAAACCTTACTTTTTCTTTAGGCTCTAACTTTGCAGACAACTGTCCATCTATATAAACGGATGCAAAACATCCACCGCCTATAAACCCACTATCTCTAACAACAGTAATAGACTGGTTAGAATCCGATTGCTGAAATTTAAAAGTTCTGTCAGATGGTGCAAACGAAGCTTCGCTTGGAGGGGTTACGCTTGTTGAACAACCAACCATTAATAAAGAAAGTGCCAATAATGCTTTTTTCATATCCCTATCCCCTTTGGTTTTACAAAAGGTTAGCACAGAGATTTGTACCGTAGAATCTTCATCGTTCGTTCCTGCCAGTAACCGCCATATGGTACTCGCTGACTCAGGTGACCGTACAGGTGGTGCAACAGCATATTGCCCTCCAGCAATATACCCGCGTGGTTCCACTTATCAGCCTGGACCTGCATGATCACCATATCGCCAGGTTTCGGCGGCCCGTCGAATTCACGGAATCCGCACTCGTACCAGCAATCCTGATAGAAGTTGTCCGGGTAGTCGTTTTCCCACCAGGGATAGTCAACCCGGTAATCGTGAAGTTCGATACCATGCGTTTGCCGGAAATAGCTCATTACCAGCCCCCAGCAGTCGAAGTGCCCCAGCACAAACGGACGCTCCAGCAGTGGCAACTCTCCACGCGGCTGAATGGTGCGTAAATCCCCCTCGGGCCAGCTCACGATATGCCAGGGTAAAAGCGTTGCGTCGCATTGCGCTTTATCCAGTTCGCTCGGCTGCGTAGTGGCGTCAGGGTGGCTGTGAACGATGGCGATCACCGTACCCCAGTCCTCAGCGGCTGCGTAATCTTCGGGGCAAAGGACAAAATTGTCCTCCGGCGTCGCGGCAAGATTCCGGCAAGGAAAATAACGTTCAACGCGGCTTTTCTGCGCCACCACACCACAGCACTCACGAGGATATTCAGCGGCGGCATGCGCCATAATCGCATCAATTGTTTTCTGACGCATATCAGCTCCTGATCAGCGACGTACCGGGGAACCCACCAAACGAGAGTTCGTTGCTTTCACCGAATCGAAGTTTGCAGGCCGTCAGCGTGCCGTTGCATTCATCCAGTGACGGATCGCTTACCGGGTTGTTGTTTTTGTCGAAATAGTTGGTCCCGGCATAATCGCAGCCATCGCCGGTGCGATACTTGTTCCGTATGCACCAGGTGCACAGGGAATGAAGCTGCCGCGTAGGGATCATTAGCCCCTGCAAATCCATAGGGCTGGAAAGCGTGAACTCCACCTGCTCATTCGTTTCTGTGGATTTTGCATCGATGTAGAAGACCTTCAGTTTTTCCTGTGTCGGATCCGCTGAGGGATTACCTTCCTGATAGTTTCTGGCATCCAGGTACTGCGCCAGCGTGTCGTGGATACTGACTTTTGCCTGTAGCAGGTCATCGTATGCCAGGCAAAGCGAAGTGATAGAGCTGTCCAGATTAGCCACTGTCAGTTTTGGCTGAGGACTGGTACCGTCAGTGGTGGCTTCAATGCCTTCCACCTGACACGGCCAGGCCTTATATTCCTGCCCCTGCCACCAGATAGACTTCGCGGGTAGTTTACTTTCATCACCACCAGCAGCATCAATCTCCTCTGGGGTGTGCGCGATATTATGCGAATGAAAATTCAGGACATCTGACATGCCGAACGCCGTACCGTCGACAGAAAAAAGCCGGACGTGATTGCCCGGCTCAAGCTTTTGATAATCTGCATTAAGACTCATGGTGCGAACGCCTGCTCGAAGGTTGCTGTAATGGTCATCACTTTGACGTTTTTCAGCGACTGTTTCAGGCTGTCAGGTTCGACACGCCACAACGCTTTATCACCGAAAGGTGGTGTGAAGATAAACGACTTCGTTTTGTGTCGGCGCAGAAAAGCATGTATCTGCATCGCGGTTTGTGGATCACCGGAAAACGAAAACTCATAGGTGAGCATTTCGTCATTCAGCCCAGACCCACTGACCTGGGCATAACCATCCCCAAACTGCGCTTTTCGCACCGAGTCTTTACTGCCGAGCGTGGGCTGGCTGGATGCCTTAATGCCCCAGGTGAATGTCTCTAAAGCCATAAATTTTACCTGCGATTATTGGCATTCCAGATGAGTCCGCCAGGACGGATAGCCTGAGCAATGCCATCACTGACAGACTTATTGATGACCTGCTGATATGCCTTACCCAGGCGGTCACCATCGCCTTGTTGCTGCGTTCCCGCAGAGGCATTTTCAACGGTAACGGGCGCATAAACGCGCACACCAAAAGGCGTTGCGGCTGGTACTGCACCACTTCCGCCTACAAGACCACCCGTGGCATACCCTTTCATCATGCGGTACAGATTAGAGACCCCGATCCGGCTCGTTGCTTCTTTTGTGAATACGAACTCGCCGCGGTGAACGATGCCGGCAGGCTCATACTTCCCACCTGAGCCAGTGTATCCGCCGCCATCAAATCCCATCGCTGTTGTGGCGGAGCTGACCAGACCTGCCATCGCCTGCTTCATCAGGATTTGAGTGAGCATGGATAAGGTTGACCGCGTAAAATCACCCCAGTTGGCTTTCCCGGTCGTGAGCATATCCGCCATATTCTGCCCGATACCGTCAAACGTACTCGTGGCAAACGACTTCATTTGCCCGTAGGCATCAGCAGCAGAATCGGCATAATCCGCCCATGCCGATTTCGCGCCAGAAAGCCAGTCCCCGCGCAGGTTATCCTGTTCAGCGTAATAATTTTTCAGTGCAGTCAACTCATTCTGATAGCCCGGATCAGTATCTGACCCGCCCGCATTCATCCAGCCCTGCCGGAGTTGAGCCTCTTCATTCTGACGTTGCGCTGCCCGACTCCCCATACTCCCGCCCGCCACCAGCGCGCGGGTTTTCTCGCCCATCTGGGTGACGTATTTTTGTGAAGTATCCTGAAGACGGTTAAGGCGTTCCTGAGCGGCAATCTGATCACCCAGTTTTGCATTCATCTCCGCGCGCGAAAGCACTTCATCCTTACTGGCCAGCAGGGATTTTTCTTCCACAGAGAGGGTGCGTTTTTTTGCGGCCTCTTCCAGAACGGAGAAGCGGGCCTGCTGCCGCCAGAGCTCCTGCCGCTGCTGGCTGATAGTGTCATTGATACCTTTGTGCTCTTGCAGTGTGCGTAACTGCGTCTCAAGCTCCATCGTCTGTGCGGTGGCGGTATCGGTCGCCCGAGTGCCGGCTGGCGTTCTGACCGCTGCGGTCCTTTTCGACGGTTTCTTGAGAGTATCCTCATACTCTTTTTTTGCCGCAGCCAAGTTAATGTTGTAGTCGGCCTGGAGGATACGGCCATCCTTCAGAGCCTTGTTAAGCTCATTCTGGCGGGCCGTGTACTTTTCCAGGGCACTTTGTGTTTTGGCGTAATTGGCCTGGGCCTGCGCGGCGTACTTTTGGCGGTCAGATTCCGCAGTCGCTTCTCGCGATGCATTCTCTTCGTTCGCTTTGGCAACACCCGCCTGCTGCTGCGCCATATCGAGCGCCAGTCTGGCCGTTTCCCTGTCGTTCCAGAACCGGGCGCGCGCCTCATCATTCACATAACGATCACCCTTACGCAGGTTCCAGATTTCATCTGCCTTTTTGAAAGCGGCTTCTGCCTTTGCTACCATCTCCTGTGCAGTGTCAGGGCGGCCGATATCCAGTGCCGCATCCCACATCGATTTAAAGGCACGCTTCAGGCTGTCTGCCGATGACTCAATCGTTCCCATGTTGTCACGGAGCGATTTTGTCTGCTCGTTAAACCCGGAGGTCGCAGCATCGTTTGCCGCTTGCAGGGCAGCTGCTTCATCACCGGCCCGCTGCAATTGCGCCACATAAGCTATCTGCTCAGCAGTCGCATTGTGAAATTGCTGGGCCATGGCAATCAGCCCGGAGGTCGGGTCTGAGGTCAGTTTTCCAAACGCGGCCGCAACCTTATCAACCGGCACACCTGAAGCGTCAGTAAAGCGCGCAACCGCCTGGCTCATATCATCAAAGCGGGAACCCGCACGGACACCCGCATTGACCAGCTCAGTCAGCGCTTCGCTGGTCTGGTTGAATGTCAGCCCTGCGGCCTGCCCGTTTCGTGCCAGAACCAGCATTCTGTCGGCGGTCAGCCCCGCTGAATTCCCTGATAGCACCAGTGTCTTGTTGAAATCAGACAGCGTTGACGAACCGGCATACCATGCATAGAACAATGCCCCTGTTGCGGCAGAAAGCGCCGTAACGCCCACCATAACCGGGGAGATAGTGCCCAGCAGCGCGCGGAACGTTGGAATAATACCGCCGAAGGAGTCCTTCACCTGGCCACCCTGCTGGAGAAGGATAAGCCACGGACTCTGCCCCCCTGCCAGCTGGGTCGCAATATCAGTAAACTGCGCCGGGAGCATACGCATTGCAGCGTTATATTGCCCGACAGATATCCCGGCCTTACGGGCGGCACTCTCCTGGCGGGTAAATGACTGCTGCATTCGCAACGCGGCATCATTTGCCGCATCACCTGTCTGCTTAAATTCTTTTTTAACGTAGCTGATCTGTTCAGTGAATTTCGTCGAGTTAACGTCAAGGTTAACGACCAGATCACCGACTGCCGTCTGGGCCATAGCGTACGCCTCCTGAAATTCCTGCTGCCTTTGCCATCAGCGTCTCATCGCCAGGCCCATCGATATCGACAGGATCCGATGCAGGAGAAAGAATGCTGAAACTGTCGGGGGTTAATTCCGGATCGGCGAAAAACAGGGTTGATATGGTGTAGAGCAGGCCGGAGAAATGAGCATCCAGCTGCGCATCATGAAAGTAGTTGTCCCGGTAGAAGATTTTCCAGTCGCCATATTCCGTAGAAGACATGCCAGCAAGCATGGCGCGCCAGTCAGGGCGACCGAACTCACGCGCCAGTTTCATGGCAAATATCAGCTCGCTGGCGAGGGCTTTTCCGCCGTAACGGGTTCGGCTGGCTCATTCTGTTCTTCGCCAGGCTCTTCCGGATCATCCGTTACAGGTGCAATCATGCCAGACAGGAGTTTTACCTTATATTCAGCTTCGGCAATAAGTTCAGCCGGCCAGGTCTGCATGACTTCATCCTGAATTTTTGCCACTTCTGCCGCTGCATTATCGCCCTGAGAGCCTTTCAGGGAATGACCATGCCAGAGAGACATCGCCACCAGATAAGCCCCACTCTTCACGGTGAGTGTAACGGCCGCCTGAATATCGCCCCCTTCAACTGCTTCCATCTGTTTCAGGTATTCAAGGTGTTCAATACGCTGTAATGCTGACAGCTGGAACAATGTGACACTGCTGCCGTTACTTTCAAGCAGTTCGCTTTTTAGAAACATTATCTACTCCAGGAACGGGGCTGACGCCCCGGTTATCAGGAAACAGTCACTTTGCAGATCGCCACAAAGTTACCGTCATTGCTCATAACGATGATTTCTACGGTACCTGCCGCCACGCCGGTGACAGTCAGGGTATTGCCGCTGACGGTGACCGTTGCCTTAGACGGGTCAGAGGTTGCAACCCGGAACGAGGAATCGGAAGCACTGGCTGGCAGCACCGATGCCACCAGCTGAGTGGTCGCGCCAACAGCAACAGCAGCCGTGGCTTTATCCAGGGTGATCCCCGTTACGCCAATCGGTACCGAACCGCTGTCTTCAGCGAGTGACGGCTTACCGTTGTTGGTGATTTTTACGGTTCGCGTCATCGTCTCTTTAGACGTAACGGTCTTGCCAAGGCTGCTCACCCATCCTTTAAAGGCATCGACAACGCCGTTCGGATACTTAATTTTGTACCCTTTAACAGCGCCCTCATCGAACCAGTTCACCAGCTCCTGTTGCCCGCTCTCACCAGGTAACCAGGCCAGAGTGAAGCTGGTTTCGCCGGCAGATTTCTGGCCCTGCATGGTCGAAGTCCAGTCAGGATTGTCATCGTCGACGTAGGTATCGTCTTCTGACTCTGCTGTCAGTTCGCCAGGCTGGATGTCTTTAATCTTTGCCAGGCGGAACCAGCCTACATCCGAAACTGGGTTCGCAAATGGGTCACCGCTTCCGGCATAAACCCACAGCGTTGTACCAGCGCCTTTCGTTGGCGCCAGAGGGTTTGGTGTGGTCATAAAGTCCTCACATTACATAGCTGATTGAGTAGCTGAGATCGGCCGATCCCCACATCATCGCTTCATCATCGCGTTGATAGTCATAACCGCTTGCGTTCATCAATTCGATGAGGGGAAGCAGCTCGGGGATATCACCCAGAGCGGGATACACTTTCTCTTCCATCCAGGCATCCAGAGCGGAATCAGGCTCTTTCGCTTTCAGGAAAACCTCGATATGCAGCAGTGCAGACCACATATCTTCATCGATGTTGTCGTCCGAGGCGCGCGCATCCGTCAGGTATACCGCCACTGCCGGAAGATCCTCTTCGTCAAGGAAGCCAGGGCGACCGTCAAACCAGGTGACCTGTTCGATAATGTTACGTTTAAGCGCCGCCAGAACGGCGGCACGGATTTGTGGGTGTTTCATCGTGAAAGAATCAACCTCAGCTGGTTTTGCAGATTCTGCCACATCACCTCAGGCATACGTTCATCCATCAGTCTCGGCAGCTCTGCGCGGAAAGCTTCAGTCAGCGGTACCGCCAGAGGGATGCTGACCACTTCGATCGGATACCGGTTGCGGGTTGTTCTCCGCAGTACATGCCAGCGACCATTTGCCAGTTGCTGAATAAAGGCGCCAGGGAAACGAAACGGTCCGATCCTCAGCACGCTGCTGGCTCCTGATTTATCGCGTTTTCTGCGCGACAGACGAACACTGGCGGTCCCAAGTTTAATGGCGGGTAAATTTCCCCGGTTCACGCGGATAATAGCGCGGGGTTTGCTGACGGTTGCCCGCCGGATCCGGGCACGCTGTTTAACCAGCTTTCGGGGGACACGGGTTGACTTTGAAACGACTGAAACACTGCGATTGACTGCCTGTCCTGCAATGCGGTTAACAGATTGAGCACTGGCGCGGGGGACGGCTTTTTCACTGATGCTGTTGAGGTTAGCGATTGCCTGTTCCAGGCCTTTAATCGACATAACACCTCCTATTCAATGAAGATACGTGGTTTCCCGTTAAAAGTGTCGTGGCGGGTAACGGTCCAGTTCTTGCCCTCCCATTCCACTTCGTCGTTTCGCCGCGGGGAATACTCTGCACTGAACACCACCAGCGAATGAATATTCCCTGATAGCGGGCCCATCTCCTCCAGAAGGTCGGCTGAGATGGCATCGTGAGACACGCCATTGATCAGCACAGTTTTCCCCATGGTTTTCACCGTGGCCGCGTCCATGCGACCCGCCAGCCTTTCAAACGGATTAGCCATTGATTTTTACTTCAACCACAGTCACGTTTGCACCTGCGGATTCCCAGGCGACCCCGGCCACGACCGCATCGGTTTCCGTCAGCTGCACTTTACCGTCTTTCAGGTAAACCTGTTCCCCGGCAGTGATTGCATCAGCGGCCAGTTTGGGAAGCAAAAACACGCCTTCCGTGAAACCGTCCCCGCTCTGGCCAGCTGCAATGTCCGTGATAGCCACAGCAATTACTTTTCCGACTGCAACCGGTTCACCACTGAGAATGTCATCCGTCCCGCCATTCACCAGAGAGATTGTTTTACCGTCCTGTACAAAATTCTTCGCCATGTTGTGCTCCATTCAGCCCCTTTCGGGGCTGGTTTCAGGTATAAAAAAAGCCCTTACGGGCGTCTGGTTATCGAGGCTGTTTATTACTGGCCAGTTGATTTGGTCATGCCGCGATAGTCCAGCGGCGCCACACCGGCATCAATACGCACTTTCGTGGCGATACCATCAGTGGTGAATCCCTCCTGCTGGTCGATGTATGGCGTATCGACCCCGTTCAGATAAGCCACTTCAATGGTGTCTGTGCCCTGTGCGGCAGCCAGATACCAGGCTTTTGCATCGGCATCATCCAGTCGCGCTTCCGCAATAACTTCTGCAAAGTTCTGGATAGGGTTGATAATACCGGCATTAATATCCGCCCCTTTCACGCTGGCAGACTTGATGGTCTGGTTTGCCAGTGTTTCAAGGCCAACCGGTACCAGCATGAATGCCGGACGAATATTCAGGGAGCGCTCGCCCTCTTTCTGAAGGCGCATCAGCTTACGAGCGTCATCAAGGCTACTGACGGAGATCGCGCCAGATGACAGGTTTTTATGGTCAGCATGGAACAATGCTTTCCCATCTGACAGTTTAGGGTTTTTGGTCAGAACGGCATAAACCAGATCACCAATGGTACCCTTGGCTGCGCGGCCCATCTTCATCGGCACATCAGTCAGCTGATTGAGGTCATCGTTGATAATAGCCTGACGGGTGATGGAGAAGATTTCACCGTAAGTTGCCAGGGCGATCGTCTCGCCTTTATCGCCAGTGGTAACGTATTTGTACTCAGCCCCTTCACGAACCTGACGCAACGACGGGAATCCACCCATGCCAACACGATGGGCGGTCTTAAAGTCTGACAGCTGCCCCTTTTTGGTCCAGCGCTGGAAGGTTTCTTCAGCTTCTTCCCAGCCCTGCAACAGAGCCTTGTTTGCAACATCGAGCAGGATATTGCCGAAGTCAGATGTACTGTGCGTCAGAGCAAGCCCGACCATCTGCATCGGGTTATAACTGGACACACCGATACCTTTTTCGGTCAGGGCCATACGCGCATATTCACGCAGTGTCATACCGTTGTAGACGTTGTCACGCTCCTGATTTTCATAGCCGGCACGCGCCATCAGTGCCTGGCGAATACCATCGGCCACGAAATTACCGTTGCTGGCATGAATATGAACCTGAGTGGTTTTGTTGGATGGGGTGGCAGTTTTACCCAGCTCAGCCAGTAGTAAATCTTTAGCCTGCTCAACGGAACATTCAGGATCGGCAATGCACTTGTTTTGCAGATCCATGTGTTTGTTACCGAACATGGCGAAGAGATCGCCAATACCATTCACACGGGCCTTCTGCTCAGCCAGAACCTGAGCGCGGACATCACCTTCGTTGATGACCGGTGCGGGATTCGGCTGCTGGGATGGATTATGCTGATTTCCCTGGTCACGCTGGGTAGAGTTGCGCGGCGGGGTGATCAAATTGCGAATGCTGTTTGGCATCTTTTCAAATTCCTCGATACGTTTTGAGTGAATACAGGCCATCGCCTGTAGGGAAGGTGTAACCTGGTCGGCAAACCCCAGCGAGACGCATTCGTTGCCGTCCATCCAGGTTTCGTCTTCCAGCATTGCCGCGATTTCTTCAGTGGTTTTTCCGGTCTTCTGCGCGTAAGCCGGGATCAGCACTGATTCAACTTTGTCGAGGAGGTCCGCATAGTCGCGCATGTCGTTAGCATCACCCCCGGCAAATCCCCATGGCTTGTGGATCATCATCATGGTGTTTTCAGGCATGATGACTGGATTGCCCACCATTGCGATGACGGAGGCCATTGACGCGGCCAGACCATCAATATGCACAGTGATTGACGCGCCATGATGTTTGAGGGCATTAAAAATGGCGATGCCATCAAAGACATCACCACCCGGTGAGTTGATGTGAAGGTTAATGTGACTGACTTCACCGAGAGCTTTGAGGTCATTAACGAACTGTTTTGCGGTCACCCCCCAGTAGCCGATTTCGTCGTAGATATAAATTTCGGCCGCATTGTTATTGCTGGCCTGCATCCGGAACCACGAATTACTTTTTACGCTGGCTTTCGGACGGTGGACCGCCCGGCTCTTTGACTTCGGCACTGGTGCCTCCTTTATCATTGGAGGGGTCAGTGTCAAACACCAGCCCCATTTCTTTGTTTTCATCAACTTCCGCTTTACGGCGTGACTTCACATCGTCCGGATTACGGCCGCTGGCGCGAACCCAGTCAGATTCAGTTGCAGCACCACCGCGTATCTGGGTTTTCCAGGCATTTGCTTCTTTGACAGGATCAATCCAAGGCATGACCGGCCCTGAGTAGACAGCGTTGTAAAGCGTATCCATGTCAACACCGCGTGGAAGGCTGATTTCTCCGGCGGCGACTGCCATCTTCAGCCAGGCCCGATACATCGGTCGGGTGACTGAGCCGATAAACCAGTCCTGAAGTATCAGATACCCATCGGTTGACTCCACCAGCTCCTGCCGCTGGGCGCTGTAAGTACCGTTGTAGTTGCGGGCAGTGCTGGAAAAGCTGAGGCGACTGCCTGCGGCAACAGCACGCAGCTGACCATTGCGGAACGTCTCAAGGTTAGGGTTAGGTCGGTCAGACTTAATCATCCCGATTTCTTCCCCGGCCTGAAGGTCGTCATACAACATGCCAGGCTGGATCATGAGCTCACGGTCATCACCAGATTTGTCATCGGAGTCAAAACTCTGCCCGTCACCCTTTTTGATATACATGCCCAGTGCTGCGGCAATTCTCGCTGCGGTAAGTTCGGAGTCTTCATACTCCTTGAGCGCACTCAGGCGCATCAGTACCCCAGACAGAAGAGAGGTGCCTCGGGTCTGGTGAAGGCGGCGGGTAAATTTGAGGTGGAGCATGTTTGCTGCGTCTACCTCTTTGGTATCAAACTGTCTCCCGGAAACCGGCAGACTTTTGTAAACCTGGTATTTTTTGGGTCGTCCCCAGTTGTCAACAAAGACCCCCTGATTCATCTGGGATGCGGCGTCACTGTTCATGGGTACGAAATCAGGCTCAAGTGCTTCCAGCCAGAATGGCACACCCGCGACTGGTTGAAGGCCGTTGCCTGTACCACTAACCAGTTGTGCAAATACTTCACCATCCCGTAACCAGGTGCGAAGCATCAGGCGCTCAAGCATCGGTCGGGTAAACTGGTTAGTCACTTCAGGTCTGACAGACCATTCACCAAACTTTCTACGGATATCCTTTACCAGTTTCTTGGCGATTTTCCCGTTGGTCAGTAGGGGGATCGGTTCAACAATAATCCCCTGCTTACCAATAACCCGCTCTTCAAGCTTGTCGAACACGCCAATCACCAGATCGTGATTGTTATCCAGCCAACGGGCCTGCTCACGAAGCGAAACCGCCCCCATCTGGCTGAGCTGGTCGGCAGAACGATTCTCCCGTTGTGCTTTATGGGTCCGGGTAGGCTTTACCGCCTCATAGGCCTTGATTACCGCACGGGCACGCAGGCGTGAAGCTTTCCAGCCCGGCGAAAACAGGCCTATTGCATCATCTAAAAGACTCATCCAAACCTCGCCAGCCTGTAGCCGGGTCTCCCACGGCGTTTGTTGTTGAGTGCAGTAAGACGACGTTCCCACTCCTGTCGCCCTTTTCGGATTTCCGACAGGTTTTCGAATGTCATCTGCTGACCATTAAAGGTGATGGATTTTCCTTCCAGAACGGCAAGCTCTGCTGATGCATAGCGGTCGATCATATTTTGAATATCTGCCTGATTCACACCCATCCTCCTGAGTTTGTCCACGGATTCGCCTCGCTGGTTACGGGCTTCTCACGTTTTGGTTTTGGCTTTGGTTTCGCCGCAGGTATCGGGGATGGCGCTTCGCCAGTTTCCGTCTGCGTGCTCTCGACCCACGTTTCCCGCCGTGCCCATTCAGGAACAGACGGCCATTTGATTTTTTCGTACCCGCTAAGGATGGAGAGGGCATCGGCATAGACGAGAAGGTCAAATGCTTCGTTGGCGCCGCGGCCAGGCTTACTCCATTTCCCTTCATTTGAGCGTTCCTCATAGGTCAGTTCGTCGTAGAACCAGTTGCCCAGCCAGGAGGGAAAATGAACATATCCTGGCCCGGGAGAATCACGCCAGAGGGCATTATTCACCCGGTCTTTCAGGGCATCGGTCTGAAGAAGATAAAGCGGGACATCACCAGTCGCCTGCGCGCGGCGGGTAGACCTTCCGGTGTTATCCGGGAATGTCCTCTGAATAAGTTTGCTGCGGCGTACACTGTCGCCCTTAAAGAGATAAACCCGTTTACCCAGCCCTTCACGGCGACACTTGCGCCAGAATTTGTAAGCGTTATCCGTGACGCCATCCTCACCGCCGGAGTCAACCGCCATCGACATCAGCCTCATGCCTTTTGACGGATCAGATGCCAGTGGCCAGATTTTCTCGAATACATCCGTAAGCAGGAGATCCCAGTCTTCCGGGTAGCTCGCGGGATCGATCTGGATGCTCTCTCCGTTACCATCACATCGCAGGGACTGCCGTATGTTGTAGCGGTCAACTATCCAGCGCTCTCCCATACTCCCGTAACCGGTTATCTGGACAACAAACCGCCTGTTGCGGCCCGCCTGAACGTCCACGGTTGCTGTAAGGAACAGCACGCCGTCCGGGACCGAGCGTTTTGGCACGTCTTCAGCACGTTGCTCCAGCAACTCACTTTTGCGTTGCTCTATGCTGGCGCGGGGTAAATAAGGTCGGCCAAAGTCGGTATTGATAACCGTCTTTAGTGTTTCCTCACTGCGGGTGGTTTCATATTCCTGCTCTGCTGTCAGGAATTTGTAGATCAGCTGAGCCCAGGTCTGGTAAGCAGCTGCCGGACCTTCCATCCAGAAGGAGGCAATACGGGAACGACGGCCATCACCGCTAACCTGGCCTTTCCTGTCGATGGTTTGCCCGTCCCGGAGCCAGACACATTTCATGTTAAGCGCACGCTTCATGTCCGGTGTGATCCTGCCTTTACAGGCCGGGCACTGTAGAAAAGCCGCTTCGCTGGCAAGCACAGGATCGCTGCTGTCGCGGTACCCGGTCATATTGTCCATTTCCGGCTGGAAATATTCGCCGCAATGCGGGCATGGCCAGTAAAGACGACGGCGGTCACCACGGTTATAGAGCGATAAAATTCCGGTGGTCGGAGGGGCTTCATGGGGCGTGGAACGCCGCCATTTTGTGTCTCTGATATCCCTCCCGGGCGAGCTTTCAACCAGCGTCATCCCGGAGGACATGAATGTCGTGGTACGCTTCGATGCCAGTGAAAAAGCATCCCCCTCCCCGTCGATATCTTCCGGAAAGCGGTCATAATCCGTCAGCGCCACACTCTTATAGTCCGAGGACGACATGATATTGACGGATGGCCAGCCAAGCTTCAGATAGTTACCGGCGCGGAATGTACGGTCGTAGACGTTGTTATCGTTACGTCTTGGGCTTAGCCGGGTTTTAACTTCAGGGCTACAGCGAAAAGTACGGTCCAGGCGTTTTTTGGAATGCTCGCGAGCTTTTTCCTCAGATACCTGAATCACAAGCATATCTGCCGGATCGCAGACAATGTTATAAACAATCCAGCCGTCAATCAGCCCGATGGTTTTACCCGTTCGCGCCGGGCCCACAAACACCACCGCATCGTATTCACGCGATGCCAGGCAGTTCATCGGCTCAATCACATAGGGTGCCAGATCCGGATCCCATGGAACTGAGTTTCCCGCCCCCATTGGCACGCGCATATAAGTACTGACCGCATCGGCCACCGGAATACGACGCGGGGCTCGTAAAATACCGGAGACATCTCGGCGGATGTCCCTGGCGGATGCCCGCTTTGCCATCAGTCCTCCTCAGGCTCTTCCTCCTCTTTTTCAGCGTCCTGCACCCTCTCCGCCATCTGGTCGCGCAGATCATCAATAACGCTTTGCACACGAACTACCGCAGCAGGCGTTAAAGCACAGTCGCGCTCGAGCACATCCGGGAGGGTTTCAAGTACCATGACGACGGCTTTCGCCATCAATGAGAATTCTCGCGCCACTTCATCTGCGGGTATTAACTGCCCCGTATCCTGTTCGAACTTCAGCCTCTCATTCTCTGCTTTCCAGTGGGACAGCCTGTCAGAGGGGGGCATATCATCGATGTTGGCCGAAACGGTAGGGATCATCAGTTCGGTCAGAATGTCGGTCACCAGATAGAGCTTTAACTTGCTGTTGCTGCCTGGAGCAGGTTCAACATTTTTCAGTCTCGCGGCAACCGTCTGACGGTGTACGCCGGTTATCCCTGCCAGCTGATTGATATTGAGTTTTAAAGTGGCAATTTCCTGGTCCATGATGGTGAACACTTTTTGAACGATTCGACATCTTGCGAAAATGGCCTCTAATTAAATCAAAGACCTGAACACATGATGATGATGACCCTGATTCCGAAAAACTAGCCGTTTCCCGCGCGCCAGCCGCCCCGTGGCAGGCCCCCCCTCTGGGAGGACCCATTGATGATAATGACTCTCATTCACTTAAATCAGCACGAACCTACAGCAATTTGGACGTCCAAACGTCCATAAATCATCGATGTGAGATAGCCGCCCAGAGGATGCCGCCTGGCTTGAGCGCATTGCGAAGAGCATCTTTCACCGCTTCGTGCATCGCCTGTTGCAAGCCAACTACTGAAGCTGTTTGCGCATCAATCTTTGCCTGGAGGGCTGCGAACAAATCGCTTTCGCGTACAGCCTTGAGAACCAGTTCTTGCATCTCGTCGGTTAGTCGCGTCTTGGTGGCTGTGCCTGTCGCTGAAGCAATTGAACTGATTGGTTCAGCGGTGGCATTATTGCCATCAGCGGGATTAGCTCCATCATGACTAATTGCCCCAGGGAAACCACCAAAAGCCAGACCACCATTGAAGGCCGTCTCTTCATTATTGCTGGCTGATTGAGCGGCTTCATTCACCTTAAAGCGGTCAGCCTCAAACACGACCTTGCGCTGGTCACCTTCAATGCAGACGGCCATGCCAGCAACGTGCAGTTTGCCGCCGTGGTTCACGTTCATCTTTACGCTATAGTTGGCAGACACTGCGGCATCACCAATCATCGTATCGGTAATATGCACCTGACAGTGAATCGGCGTTCCGTTTATCAACTTTTCAAATGCTTTGCTGCTGCGAATCTCTTCACAAATTTCATCGAGCGCCTTTTGAGCGCATTCAAGCTCAACCCCGAGCGGGGAGTAGTATTCCTGCTTCACCGTCTCACCAAAGCGCGTATTGACCAGGTGCTTAATAGCAAACTCCTGCCCTTCAGCAGTCAGGAACGTAAAATGATTTACCTTCCCATAGGCTGTTGCTGTGAGTCGGGTTTCAGCCAACCCCAGCTCGCGAAGCTGTGCTGCACCAGATTTAGATGGCAGCTCGCCACTTTGCAGCGCACCACGGAAAAACAGCGCATACAGAACATCAGTCGCCGCACCGGACAACGTAATAATTTTCTGACTCATGATTTATTTCCTTTTAGGCGTGAGCCTGTCGCACGGCAAATCCGCCGAAAGTTAACGGTTTGCCCAGGCTCACAGCTGAAAGACTTTCTTTGATGTGCGCGTGCGATGCGCATAAAAAAGCCCCGCTATTGCGAGGCTCTGGTTTGTTTCTGGCAGTTAGCCTGCCACGCTTTGTTATGCGCCAGGATGTCTTTCTTCGTCTGGCGGTCCAGTACATCCCAGTCGTGCGCTGTGCCGTAGATGGGTTTAACCCAGTCGCAAGCCGTGTCCACTACCTCAACCCTTACGGGTCCAGTTGTTCCGCAGCTCGCGATCAACATCGTCGCCAGGCATATGGTTAACAGTCTGCTGTACATTGCTGGCCTCTTTAGTTGCCTCTACCCGGCGTTCCGCTGCTGCGACCGTTGCAGCTGCGTTATCTTCAGTGCGCTGTTGGTCGGCTTTAGCCTCTGCTTTGCTGGTGCCGCGGATATGGCCCAGGCCAAAAGCGCCTGCAATGGCGGAAATGACCAGTGCGGCCAGCCCTATTATCGTTTCGATACCCACATTCACCTCACACCAGAACGGATTTCGCCAGGTTAAACAGCGCGCGGCGTTTATCCAACCCGTTTCTGCCGCCATTGATAAGAAGCGTCACGCGCTCCACGTCGCCGGAATGAAGCAGGCAACCACGGGAGGCATAGAACCATGCGGCTGAGCGCGCGGCGTATTCATCCTGTTCAAGCAGCTCCGGGTGGGTAACGAGGTCCAGTTTCAATGCGTGACCACAACTGCGATAGTTGCTCAGGCCGGTAACCTGTTTCAGCCCGCGACCGCGATATTTCCAGCCATCACCGGCAACCTGATTGCCCAGGTGTTCTTTACCCCACTCACCGCCGTACACCAGATTGGCGATCGCTCTCTGATTAGCCGGGTGCTCTGCCGTTCTGCCAAGTGCGGCGGCCTGCTGTGGAGTGATGCGTTGGCTGCCGAACGTCGGTACCAGGTTTTCTGCCGCATAATTCAGGTTCTCCACCAGCCGGGTAAATCTGGTGCTTTCATGCCCCATCTGGGCAATAAACATGGCCTGATCGAGCGGTGCGGTGATGCCGTATTCCTTCATAGCGGCGTCGATATGTGGAAACCAGCGCGCAGCTAACCCGGCGCTGATACCAGCCGCCCTCTGAAATTGTGTTTGGTTCATTAGTGCCTCAGACGATCAACCAGCCGCGCCATATTTCCACGAACCTTCAGGATGGCGGCGAAGATAAGAATGTTTGCGACCACCACCAGCCAACTGGAATCACGATAAAGGCCGAAGATGAACTGCAAGGGGATCGCGGCGTAAACAAGCACGGTTATATACGCCAGTACAGAAATAAAGGGGCGATGCCGGGCGCCATGTCGCTGGTAAAACATCAGCACGATAACTATGGCCGCACAGATAAACGCATTAAAGAATGCTGACGGGTCAATTGCCATTTCCCCCTCCCCCGCGTAGCCGCGAGAAAAACTTGAACACGTTGTTCAAATCCTGGTTGTTAAGATAAGTGAGGATTTTTATACACAGGGCAGACAGAATCACTGCGCCCAGTGCATCCAGCGGTTTTTCATAGTGCGAAGCTGCATTTAGCAGTGAGCCAATAAGTCCTGCCCCGAGCACCCCAACGATAAACGACGTCAGGAAATATGCTGCCAGTCGGGCGCGGGACAGGTTTGTGGCTGTCGCGACGTAGAACACCGCACCACCAAACGCCCCGAACACCACACCAAAATCTGTATGAGTAAAGACGCCGTACAGGACTGAACCCAGCAGGCCGCCGCCGAGAACAGCGCCGGTGCCGGTTAATGGATCGGACATTAAGCCCCCTCTTATTGCTGTGATCCCTCTCAGGAAATTTGAGGGGAATAAAAAAAGCCCGCTCGCGAGAGCAGGCTAAAGTGATGATTATCACAAGAAGGTAGAAAGGAGATCATCCGAAAGACAGGTAGTGACGTCCGGGTATCGAGGCCGATTCACTGATGGTTCAGGAGAACCACCTGCCAGCGGATATATCCCCTTCTTCTTTAGCGTAGCCGTAACTTCGGGAAACGAGCAAAAAAAACCTGCTGTTTAAAGCAGGCTCTCAAGGAATTATCAATTCGATATTATTGTTATCGTGGTGCCGGGTGCCTCCCGGTGAGAATTACTCCAGCAAACATTCCCGCGTCTGAGAGGTTTCCTTTTCAGGTAACTGCTGGAACGCCCCTCCGCATAGGGGGATTCACCACAATAAAAAAATAGCGCATAAATCAGAGTTGAGAAACTTCCTCGCTTAACGAATTGGACACTGGTCCGCCATCGAGGATTCGAACCCCGAACCACAGAGGTAGAAGCTCCGTGCTCTTTCCAGTTGAGCTAATGGCGGAAAAAAAAAGACCAGCATTGGGTTGCTGGTCATGGGTCATGCAGTTGTCTCTGCGAAGTTGGTGTATCCCCACCAAGTGTTATCAGTATCGAGAGCATTATCGAACGCCAGTTTACTATAGCACCGAAGAAAAATTCACTCTGTCAAAGGCCATCAGAAATGACCTTTTGCACAGTGTTATTTACTGGATTTAAACACGGGCCAGAGTAAAGCAATTACCCCGGCTACCAGCACGCCATCAGCAAGGATGGACATCATTTTGCTGGTGAAGTCGATGGCAACCACCAGGAACATCAATACCCCGGCGGCTACCCAGCGCAATTTCCCGATCACAGGTACTGGTCCAGTGGAAGTTGCAGCGCCTGAGCAATTTTCTTGAGCTGCTTCTCTTCTTCTTCCCCGATGCCGTCGTTGTCAGCGACATCAAGGCACAGGCAAAGAACATCAACAGCATCATTTGTACCAGCAACGTCAGCCAGTTCGCGCAGCGCCTGAGCATTAGCAGAACGCGGTGAAGCTTCGTAGCGAGCACGGATGTTGCTGCTCATCTGTGCGATCTCGCCAGCGAACGGAGCGAAAGCAGGCAAAGCTGAAATGGTTTTTTCCAGAGTGGCGATTTCTTTCGCGTCGCATGTGCCGTCGGCATACGCAATGGAGTAAGCACCCCACACTGTAGCTTCAACCGCGTCGCGATTTTCCATTTTCTTAACTTCGACAACAGCTTTACGTGCTTTCTTTTTGAAGATACCGAACATAGTGACTTTCCTTTTAGCGGGTGAGCCAGCGCTCAGGAATGATCAGCCCACAGAGACAGTCACACCGACCGTTCCCTATGGCTCACCCCTGAAAGGCTCTGTGGTTGAATTGCGCCGAGCGTGGCGCGGATATGAAAAAGGCCGCCTTTAGGCAGCCTCTAAAATGACAAAACCCCGATGCGGCGAGGTTTTCGAATCGTTTTAAGTCCGTGGCGTAGAAACCACTCTTAACATCCTAAGATAAAAAATGCGGACCGCAATAGTGTTTTTTTTAAAGAAAAGGGATATTTTCTTAAAGAAAAAGAATTCGGATAAAACGAGGGCCAGGTGCAGGAAGATACTTCATTTAAAATTTTTTATGATGCTAATGATAATGAGCTTGCACAGCATAAAATTGATGCAAAAACGTTAAGCATTTCTATTGGTGCGATGGCAGAACTGATTAGTGCGGCAGACAAGCGTCTACATGACGGGCATGAGACAGTTAAGCTAATGGTGACAAATCCAGCTGAGGCTGGGTCATTGGGCATTGCTTATACAATTATGGAGCTTGTTCCTTCGGCTATTAACGTAGCTAAGGTCATTGGATTAACTGGGATGGCAGGTGCGGTCATTGGTGCTCCTGCACTCGCCCTAGTAAGGCAGTTAGGGACAAAAAAAGTAATTGCTATTACTAAAAGAGTCGGCACAAATGAATCTGTTCTTGAGCTCGATGGTGAAGAAATCGTATGCAATGATGCGGTTGCTAAGCTTGTCACTGATCCAGTAATTCGCGATGCGCTAGTTAATGTCGTTCGAGCTCCTCTTGATGGGAAAGAGGCACCGGTTTTTAAGATCGTTGATAGCAGTGGTGAAGAGATCTTGCGTCTTGAAGGAGAGCAGACTGAGGAGATAAAGCCTCTTCCGCGCGGTACGCTACTTGAGAAAGAAATTTCCACTGAAGAAGTTAATGTTCGTTTTGTTCAAGTTAACTTCGACGGTACTTCCGGATGGAGAATGGTGCATGTTGACGAAGAAAGCGCTGTTCACGTTGAGGATCAAGTCTTTATAAGTCAAGTTCAGACTGGCCAAATTAGTTTTACAAAAGAAGATTTGTTCGTTGTGGACCTTGAAACAACTAAGACATACACTGCACGCAACGTAACTAAGCGTTATGCTATCAAAAAGGTCAAAAACAAAAGGCCTGCTGAGAGGAACTGATGGGAAATGAGGCAGTAGTACAATTAGTGATGTGGATAGGGGTGATTATGATCGTCCCTGTTTGCTATCGCTTTTGCTATGCTGCTTCATCAATGTTATGGCGCCGTCTTTTCCCTACACGAATTTTCGAGTTCCAATTTAATGATGAGTCTACAGGACTCAAAAAATCAGTGACAGTAAAGCTACCTCGTAGAAACAGTGAGTTGCTCGTTAACTTAATTGATGAAGCCATAAGGGAAGAGTCGAAAAGAAAATGAGCGCCGAATCAAAACCTTTAAGCACTGGAAAAGCTGCTGTTGCAACTACTGGATGGGGTGCAGTCTTAAGCTTGGTAGCGGGGGCAATCTTCACAGATCCTAACAATCCCTGGAGAACGGTAGTTTTTGCTCTCATTCCCGGATTAGCAGCTGTCATCACTTATTTTATGAACTGGTTTATTTCTAGGCACGGGCTTGAATCCCCTGAAGATGCGGCTAAACGTTCTAAATGCAAAAGAGACCTTGCAGAGATTGAAAAGCACCTCAAGGGTAATATTAGTACTGGGCTGAGGGAAAAACTTTTAGCTAGAAAAGAAAGAACAATCGAAATCCTTGTTTCAATAGGTAGTGACAATATTATTTCTCCCCTCCCAGAAGCTAAAGAAAGCGCTGGTCAACCTGATTGACCAGCTTGTTTTAGAATTAAGCTTCCATTTCCAGGCGGATATCAAGCATAGATAGGCAACCGTCGATGAATCCCTCAGCCATCTGAATCTCAATGCGTATAAGCTTTTCATCCTTTTTTCGCGCTTTCGCGATTTTCCGCTTTGATATGCCATAGAGATAGTGTGCAACCAAGAGCGAATGCTCATAGGGCTTGCGTTTTTGAAGTCGAGCTAAACACCCTTCGATAATTAGGGCATCGTCATCAGTACATGACAGGCGGGATTTGCTTGTTGGGGGAAGAAGCCCTTTGAAACCAGCGGCTATTGATGAGTAATCAACACCGGAACTATCACTCGCAGCCCAACCACCCCAACGCTCTAAAACCTTCTGAATATCACGCATGTTTTCTCCACTGTTCATGCTAATACGCCAATTTCCAGCGCACGATCTAAAAACCGAAACAGCAGCGTTAACTGGTCGCCGTGCTTCGCTTCAAATGCCAAAGGATCAGCGTGTAACTCGTCGTGATGTGCTCTGCACAGCGGTATCACAAACAGGTCATGCGCCTTAGTACCCATTCCACCCTGCCCGTGGCCTATCAGGTGGTGGGGGTCGTCTGCTGGGTTATTGCAGCAACTGCACTGCTGCGACTTCACCCAGCGGGTGTATTTCTCGTTTTCCCAGCGTCGGCGCTTTGGCCTCAGCATGAAAGATTCCGGCGTTTCAGGATCGACCTTCACCACCACTATCTTTTTTGCCTTCTCCTGAAAGATTTGCGTAGCCGGTAATGACGGGACAATGTCGCTTTCCCTCATCACTGAACTGTGCTGTTCTGGCTTGATTCTGAGTGCTTTACTCGCCACTGATTCAGGAACAAGGTCAGCCAGATCATTACGTACCATCCACCAGCAGAACTCAGGAAGCGAAAGAGTGTGGTCAGGGCTGAAACCTAAATCAATATTTACCCTTTCCAGCAGCCATTTTACCAGGTTCTGCATGGCAATTCCTGCCAGTCTTTCAGTGGTTTGCTCACGTAAATGGTTATCACACGACCAGCAAAGACGAATGCTCCCCGGAGCGTGGCGCATTACCGTAAAGTCACTGGCATGCCAGTCAGTGTGAGGCCACTGGCATTCAAATTTTCTCTCCAGCCAGGCATCAAGGCTACTCAATCCACCGGCTCGCTGAATGACCCTCTCGTTAACGAAAATAGCCTGCATGTTGGCATCGTCAGTCAGGGGCTGGTGGGCTTCAGGGATTAATCCAGATGGCAGATGCTGGATGGCTTCGGATGGTGGCTCAATAACTACCCTTCCCTGACGGAATAGCCAGAGCAGTTCGGTACCAGGGCGGAACAGAACCACCCCGGACATCGGCGCAATTTCAGGCGTCAGTATGGCTCTCACCCAATTCCCCCCATTGTTGGTTGATGCCTGGTTATCGATATTTCTACCCTTCCGCCATGCACTTTAGGCCCCCACTCCACCAGCATTCTCTGCACCTGGCTGTCATCCTCCCAAATGCCAGCATGCGTAAGCGCATCAAACAGAGCCTTGTTGTAGTTGTCGATGTCGCGGCGGCGGGCATCTGGCGGAAAGAGAAGGATCTCCACCGCAGCTGGTGATGATGATGGTTTTGGTAAGCAACGCAGTTGCTCAATGATCGCTGCACATGCCGCGCTCTGGTATGCCCTGCCCTTCTCGCTGATAAGATGGCGGCCTTTTAACGGCCCCTTGTTTGGGGCTCGCCAGTATGTGTTTACGCTCGGTGGGAATGGGAGCACCAGTTTCATAACGTCACTCCCTGTTTTTTCAGCCATTCAACAGCGTTATCTCTGGCCTTATCTCCACCGGATAGCAGGTCTTTGATGATCGTCACTGGTTCTGCATCCCATTCCGTTTTGACGACGGTAATGCCCCTGGCAGCGCCAGGAGCAACAGTGATGTAACCTTTTTTCTTAAGTGACTTCACGTGCGCTACAGCAGCGTTCGGTGATGCGCAGCCAATTAATCCGGCAAGCTCCAGCATCGTAGGTGGGAAGCCAGCCTTTTCGATATGAACCTTGATAGCTTCAAACACTTCATTCTGACGCGGCGTTAATTCGATCATGACTCGACTCCATAACGCCCGTTCAGGCGTCCGATTACGCTGTTGAACATCACCAGGCTTACGCCCATCGGTTTAACCTTCTCGTGGTACTCCTTCAGGATCGGAGGCACTACGACATTCCAGCTTGGCTTTGGCTTCTGCTTTAGGGCTTTTTTGATGGCATCGTTGCATTGACGGGCTACATCACGCACAGCGTTCTCATGCTCGGTAGATAACTTTTTCATGCGGCGCGCTCCTGTAGTTTTTTCATGGGAACGGCAACTGCCGGTATAAGCTCAACAGCTGGTGATTCAGATTGATTTCCCCAGTGGTCCCAGCCAGGCGCACCGCAACGGCTGAATAGTTCGATGCGTGGGACGTCACCGTAAAGCTTCTCCAGACGGAAACGCGCCTCTGCCGGCTTCCGGCTGTGCTCACCGAGTGGGCTGTAGATAACCTGCTTGATGCTGGCACACTTGCGTTCCAGTCCATTTCCCCTGGTGGCGATCAACAGGTCTTCGGTATTGGCTCGGGTGTAGTTCCCGCCGTTCATGCGGGTCTGTGCGTTCAGCAGGTCTAAGAAGTCGTAAAAATCCTCTACACGGCCTGCCTGAAGTGCTTTGTTGATGTGCTGCTCTGCCAGTGGATTGAACTTGACCCAGGTAAAGCCCTTCATCGTGCGAACTTTAAAGCCCCACGCTTCAGCTAGCTCGATAGCTTCTCGGGTGTGCGTACCGGTGAACCACATAGCCAGAACTGCATCATCGGCAGCCAGGTCCCAAACCGGCAAGCGCTTCATGTCGATAAGCTTCATCGTGCCGTAATGGTTGGTTGCAGCGCCGTTGCTGATGGTGTTCCCGTATTCCCAGGCTGGGTCGGCATAAATGAGTGAGTATTTCCCGGTCATCGCGTTACACCTCAAAAGCAAGTTGTGGCGTGAACCGATCGCGTTCTGCGTCGTAATTCAACGAACTTGCGGAGTTAAATGATTCAATGCGTTCTACCAGCACTGCGGCGCGTGTCTCTTTGCTGGCAGGCGCGTATGGAGAACCATTCCACACTTTGTCTATACCGATATTGCGAGCTACGTTTGTACTGTCAGCTGACGAGAGCGGAACGTGGGAGAAGATCTCTTTATTCAGCATGCGTAGACCATGAAGCTTCGTAATTGGGTAGCCGTTTTTATCGACTACGTGACGTATCAGGTCGCGCAGTTTCGCCCGGCACGCTCTTGGTCGCTTAGCGTCATATTCGCCCATGCTGCCGATACAAACGCGCGGGAACTCATGACACAAACGAATAAAGCGCTCGTCTGGCTCGTTAAAGTGATACACCGGCGCTCCTACGACTTTCCCGTGAGGCCATTCAGCAATAAGAGCGTCATTCTCTTCACTGGTGCCGCCGATAACGTCTGGAATAACAGCGAACCCGAAACGAGGATGGTTACCCCAGCTCTCAACGAAGCGGTAATACTCGCTCCAGTCAACAACACGATTCTTTGTCCAGAAACTGAATGCGCCGTTATCCAGCGCGAAAGACTGGGTGACTTCGCTGGCCAGGGCTATTTGGCCGGGGTTAGCGAAGGAGATGAAAGCGTGCCTTCCTTTCCATGCCTTCAGCGCGCATGTGTCCGGTGTGATTGGTCCTCCGTGGTAGTGGATCATCAGACATTCCTCGCTCGGCCAGCCAGACACCATGCATCAGAGGGTGCTTTCACTTTCGGCGCCATGCTCAGGCAACGCTGACGCTCAATCAGTATCTTCATCCGCTGCTCTTCGTTCTTAGAGCGATTGAAGGCATCCATCAGAACCGTGGCTGCCCGCTGGTAGAGCCCTTTTTCAAACAGGCCTTGAGCCTTATCCATCATTGTGGTCACAGCCGGATTCAGACCTTCTTCCTGTTCTGGTACAGCTGGTTTATCAGCCCGGTTGATTTTCAGTGCAGAACGCCCCTCGCCAACCTCCCCGCCCGGTGCTTTGGCAAAATACTGGTAGCACTTGCCGTTATGCTGGCGGGTTGCGCGATTCAGTTTGACCAGATGGCATACACCGCGCTGAACAGCATGAACGTCGTACTGTGGCATTGATGCCGCAATCTCTTTGTTCGTTAAGCCAGGGTTAGTGGCGATGAAAATCTGAATGTCTTTCAAGAGGCTCATGGCTTAGCTCCTCTGAAACCTGCTGGGATTGCTTTATCTGGCCCGCCGAAGGTAAGGGAGTTTTTCTTACGTGCTGCATCCCAATCTTCGCGTTGTGGTCTGCCCTTCGCATCCCAGCGAGTTGCAATCTGTAGGTAGCCTGGGAAGTTTCCGGGGGTGAACAAAGTTTTTGGACGCATGTACTGGTAATCCTTCAGTCCTTTCCAGTGCTCGTGCTTGTAATCGACCACCAGCATGAGTTCTTCGGGAGTGAAGCCCTCGCGAAGTCTTGCGCGGATGTTATCCAGCGACGCAGGGCAATTCTGGAAACGAGAACCGCTCACCTGGTTGAGATGTTTCAGTACCAGTCTGGAATTGTCAGTCAGCAAAACTTCAGGATCAGTCTTCTTGCCAGCACTCTCATCGTCGGGTTGCGGGGCAACCTGACAAGAAGGTTTTTTATCTGAGGGATCAGTAGTTGATTTTACTGACGGATCCCCACCAGATTCTGACGGGTGAAAACTGCCATTATTACTGTTTTTCGACGCATCAAATTTTGACGGGTCGGATTTTGATGCATCAGATTTTGACGCGTCAGATTCTGACAGGTGAGAAAAGGCAGAATCACGGAGCTTTTGGACGTTCAGCTGATAAACGTTGGATGCATTACGGTTTCCCTTACGACGCTGCTGGCGAGTCAGCCAACCGTCTTTTTCCAGCTGAGAAATAGCTGTGCGTACCGTGCTCTCACCAGCACCAATCTGGCGCGCGATGGTAGCAATGGAAGGCCAGCTAACCCCTTCATCACTGCTGAAGTCTGCCAGACGCGCCATGATGGCAACGCTGGACAGCTTCATGCCAGAAGCGGCGCAAGCGTCCCAAACGTAACCTGTTAATTTAGTGCTCATGGTCGTCCTTTAACTCTGTAAATTTACGCTGGAATTGCTCAAGAGGGCTGAAGCACTCATGATCGTACCCTTCGCGAAGGTATATAACGCGTCGAGTCTCGGGCTCCCATCTGATGACCCGCACCGGGACGCCATAGTGATCTCTGAAACGCCGGTTAAGTTCTCGCATAGCGCTCTCCCCTTCCGACGCCAGACACCCACAATCGCCATAGCCCTGCTGTGGTTACATGGAACCCAGCGGCCTGATACCATCCGCTCATACCGAAACGACGAGGTTCCAATAACGGGAATACCACGTAGTTGCGGGAGACGGTTGTTTACCGTTACACTGTTCATGCGTTAGTTTCTCCACTGATACGACACGCCAAGGGGCCCGGAGCTGCACACTCGCGGGCCTCACCCATTTCTGGAAGGCAATAAACACGGGAAATAAGGTTCAGGAACGTCATGAGAGTGACCCTGAACTGATATGCGATATCGTTAAGACTTTGCCACTCGCTCCGGTCAACTACACCATCTTCAATGTAATGACGGTAAGCGTTGACCAGCTCACCAAGCCTCCCCACCAGCTCGGCCAGTTTCAGGCCAATCTCTTCGTTTTCATCATCAGGCACGGCGCCGGGAACGTGAATTCCGTTATCAGTTTCACGAGAGAACGCGTCAGCGATGTAACTTACTCCAGCAGCGCTTTGCAGCACCATTGCCCAGCCCATTGGAAAGATCTGGTCGCCACCAGCACGAAGGCGGTTAAAGAGTGAATTCTGGGTTTCATCCAGAATTTCCGCCGCTTCAGCGTATCCTCCTGGCAACGCGGCAATCGTCTTCCTGATTGCGGCCACTAGCCAGGCGGGCTGCTTCTCAACTTTCCATTCAGGTTCTATACCCACGGTTAACCCCTTATCTCTGTGGTTATTTCTGATCGCTTGGCGATGTATTCTTGCCATAACGTTCTGGGTTGAATTCCAGTTCACCAGCAGTTCGATACGCAGCTTCAGCAGCTCGTCCTTTTGGGATTAAGCGTCCTGGGCGGTTACGCCACTGGTAAACGGCCTCACTAGTGATGCCAAAAAATTCGGCAACTTTTTCAGTGCTGCCGAAATGTTGTTCAATCTCGTCGGTTGTCATGAAGCCTCCTTAGCTAAGTTTGATTAGATATTAATAACCAATCTAACTTAGGTCAATAAAAACTAAGATTGCTTAGTCTTTTTTAAATTTGGTGCTTTCATGGAAACGGTTGGTCAGCGCATTAAGGCCCTACGTAGGGTTACAAGAACTTCTCAAAAAGAACTGGGTAAATTCTGCGGTGTTAGTGACGTAGCGGTCGGTTATTGGGAAAAGGATGTGAATATCCCAAACGGTGAATCGCTGGTTAAGCTGGCGAAATTTTTCAATACATCAATAGATTACATTCTTTACGGCACCGAATTCGAAGGTGCCCTCATAACTAAAATGCGGCGTGTGCCAGTGATTTCTTGGGTTCAGGCTGGGCAGTTTACGGAATGTAAAACTGCTGATTTGTTCAGCGATGTCGATAAATGGGTTGAGACATCACTTCGCATTGGAGATAGCTCGTTCGCATTAGAGGTCAAAGGGGATTCAATGACCAATCCAAATGGCCTCCCAACAATACCTGAAGGGGCTACCGTTATTGTTGATCCAGATGTCGAACCCCTTCATGGGAAGATTGTTGTTGCGCGTATTGATGGCACTAACGAAGCGACTGTTAAAAAACTTGTCATTGATGGCCCACAAAAATTTTTAGTCCCACTAAATCCTCGCTACCCCAACATACCGATCAACGGTAACTGCCTTATTATTGGCGTTGTCAAAGGCGTTCAGTACGAAATCTAAGTTCCCTAACCCCTCAAAACACTAAACTAAGAAAAGTTTGGTGTTCACCCTTGACCTAAAAACTAAGTTAAGTTAGATTTTATTCATCAGCAGCGAACATTGTGGGTAGGCAGTATGAACACAAGCGCAAACAGAAAGACGATTAAGTTGCCAGCCGGCGAGACCTTTGCGCCTATTAGCAATAAGTGTAAGAGCTGTGGCTATGTCGAATTGACGCTGCATGTAGATTGCAGCGCCTTGAAAGCTCAAACGCAGGTTGTTGAGGCGGTCAGCAAGCGTTACTTGCCATTAATCGAAAAGGTTCCTGGTGAGATTGTCGAAGTAATCATTGGCAAGCTGATCATCGAACTGAGAGCTCTCGTCTTCAGTTACAACGTGACCACAATTTCCACAGACAGCTCCCGCAAAACTGTCAGAACCTTCAGGTATCGCGGTGCTATCGAAGAGTTCGCCACTGCATTCTGGGCAAGAGAACTTAACTTCGTCCATTTGTAATATCCTTCTTGGTTGTGTGAGAACTCCAAGAATACCACCGAGCCTGATGTGGTGAAAAGACAGGCAAAAGTTTCATTGCTGTGTGTAGTCTTGGCGGTCGGCAGTTTTGAATGTCCTTAATGTCGACCGCCCCTTTTACACAACTGAAAGCGCGTTCTGCGTTCAACTTGAGAGGCCGTAGTCGTTAAATCAACTCAGGAGAACGCGCTCTCATTTGTGGAGAAGTAACGTGTCGACATTGCAGTGTCGATTGTGGCTGCCAGCCTCAAGCATCCTCAGGGTGCTTGGTGATGGTAATAACGCCATCTCAACCAACAGGAGACGATGAGCCTGTTCTGGTTGGATTGGAAAAATGTTATTTGCCCGCTCAGCGGCGGGCGCTTTTTCTGGAGGTAGCATGTCTGCAAATGATTTGGCTGTTAAATATGGTACTTATCAGCCCGAAAATTTACTGGTCATCCTTCCACTTGAAGAAGCGTCAGACATTATTCGTGAAAGTCTTCGCGCTGAGGTTCGCCACGAGCTGGAATATGAATACGATGACCGTATTTCTTCTGCTGAAGAAGAGGCATCTGATTGGGAGTCACGGGCAGACAGTTACGAATGCGATGCGATTAGTTTTGCCAGAGCGATAGAAAAAGCCTTGCTTGCACCAACCTTGGATGAAGCAAAAATTATTCTCGAACGCGTTCGTTCTGATAATCGCGAATATTTTTAATACCTAATGAATAAATACGAATTTGGCAGCATTCAAGTGCCGGGATTCGTGCAACCAAAATTCAGCGCTGTGCAGAGCGCGTATAACACGGAGAAACTATCCATGACTAACACACAGAACGTCACCGAGTTACAACCACGCATGACCCGGGAGCAGCTGATCGACGCAGCGCGTAAGGCCGCCCCTCTCCTTCCGCCAGCTTATCGCGGAATTATGACCGAACTGGCTAACCGCCTGGACTATACAAGCGTAGCGCTTTGCGAAGCGATGGCGCAGCGTAAACAACTGGCTCTTCAGAACGCTACTCTGCGTGAAGATGTCGCAAGCTGGGCCAAAGAGTGTGACCGCATTGTTGAACGCTACACGAAGACCAGAACCAATATGCATTTACTGGAAGCCCAGCGAGAATTGCGTGAGCTGTCACCCATCGTCATTTCCCAAAATAACGAGGTGGCTCTCTGATGGCTAACTCATTCAAGCAAATGACCCGTGACGGGACCATCAAGCGCACCGATACCGGGATGTTCATCAGCCTCGACCAAATCCATGTGCGGGAAGGTTTCAACAAACGCGAAGATGATGAACGTACCCGCCAGGCAGATGATGACCTTTTCAACTTTCTGATGAATGGTGGCTCCGTTCCCCCGCTGGAGGTTATCGCCCGTGATGAAGGTGGAGTGTGGGTTGTTGAAGGCCACCGTCGGCGTCGCTGCTATGCGCGCTGTGCAGAAGCTGGTAAGCCAGTAGACCGCATCCATATCATGCCGTTCAACGGTAACGATGTTCAGCGCCTGGCGCGCATCATGACCAGTAACAACCAGCTCCCGCTATCTGATATGGAACAGGCAGCTGTTATTCAGGAGCTTCATAACGCCTTCAACCAGACCACCAGCGAGATTGCAAAACTGGTCAACAAGTCTGTCCCTACTGTCGAAAAACTTCTGCTTCTTAGCACAGCCAATCACGACGTTCAGAAAGAAGTTAAGTCCGGGGCCGTGTCTGTAGATGTGGCCGTAGACCGAGTAAAAGAGTTTGGCGAAAAGGCCGGTGAGGTGCTTCAGAAGGATAAAGCTTCTGCTGCTGCCAAAGGTAAGAAGAAAGTTACCCGCAGCGTTATAGCGCCAGAAATTAGCGTTAAGAAAGCGCGTCGCCTTGTAGAGCTGATCAGCCTGGCGGGTATAAGCGACACAGGTGTTATCTCTCTCGAAGGATTGCTCCATGCAGAAGTAGTGGAAATTATCGAAGAGTACAAAGCTATCGCCGTTCAGCGTCATGGAGCAACATCATGATTACCGAAAAAAATAATGTTTTTTATTGCGACTGCGGATTTTCTTTCCAGAGAGGTCGCAGTGGTGCGCATGACTGTGCTGATGGTCTGCGCAATAAATTAGCCGAGTCTGAAGCCCGATACGCGGCACTGGCTGCGGAGAATGCGGGGCTGAAAAACTTCATCATCAGCGATTGCCATGTCGCTCACATCGAGCCGGAAACTTTTTATGAGGAGGAGGTGACGCGTTACGTCAGCGCTGATGGATACGAGCCAGAAACCCCGGCGACCGACGCTTTCCTGGCTGAAGTGCGGGCCCGTGGTGTGGCTATGTTTGCTTCAAAGTGCAAAGAAGAGTCGAAGCGTGCCAGCTCTTCAGACGCCAGGGATTCCTGGTGGGTATCGGCTGAAAACGCTGACGAGTTCGCCAGCCAGCTTCGCAAAGGAGTGCAGTCATGAGCGTAATCCAGTACGTCGCAAGCGATGCAGGTACGTTTCCAGAGGATGCATATTTCCTCGACCCTCGACATATCGATGAGCTCACTTCTGAGTGGGAATTTGAAAGCTTGGCACAAGATGCTGCCCTTGATTATTTCGACAACCATGACGGTTGGGAATCATCTTGGCCGTTGGATATCGAGCTGTTCGTTGACGGTGAGAGCGTAGGTGTGTTTGCGGTTGAAATGGAACATGTACCTCGCTTCAGCGCAAGAAAAAGACCGGAGGCCACCCAATGAGCAACACCGACAAACTCGCATTGCGTGAAGCAGCCGAGAAGGCCAACGCAGATAACCATACCCAGGATGAATGGTTCCACTATCTGCGCTGCTCAACTCCAGCCACCGTGCTGGCGCTGCTGGATGAGCTGGAAGCCAAAGACAAGCAGATTGCAGATTTGAAGGAAGCGTTCCGAATCGCTTTGTCTGCTGCTGGCATCGACGCACCCGCCGCAGCCGGTAAAAGAGAGGCATCATGAGCACACTTACCAAACAATGGCTACAGCAGAAAATTGCCGAGATGGAAGCAGCCAGAGATGAAATCCCGTTTGGCCTGGACGAAGACGACAGTAATACGCTGGCTGCCCTGCGTATCGCGCTGGCATCGCTCGAAGCGGAGCCGGTGTGCGTCATCGACCAGTCCAATCTTGATTATCTCAAATCTGGCTCTGATGCTGACGTATGGCCAGCATCCAGAACAGAAATGGGTGACGTGCTTCTGTACCGCGCTGCCCCGCCAGCGCCGGTAGTGCCTGATGAAGCTACACCTGACAATATCCAGATTCTTGCCAGCACCTACGCACCACGCGGCGTTACCTACCAGTGGGATAGAGATGAGTGCAATGCAGCGGCTGATTCATGGAACGCCTGCCGCGCCGCCATGCTTCAGTCGTTCGGTAATTCCGAACAACTCGAACCTGTAATGACGGCTTACAAGTTGCCATTCGATCAGTGGCTTTCGCAGCAGACAGGAACCATTGACGTCGAATGCGGATGTGTGATGACGGAGGTATTTTTCCACTGGTTGCGCGTTGCGTATGAGGCTGGAAACTCTCCGGTGATTCCGGATGGTTGGGTAATGGTGCCGTTTGAGCCTACAGCGGAAATGATTTCTTCAGGTATTACCGCTCATTTCGAGCGCAGCCAAATACAGATTCATGACAGACCTGCGCCGGGGCCGATGGAATGTGCGTATGTGGCCATGCTCTCAGCAGCACCGCAGCAGGAGGTGAAGTGATGGCCGACACTTTCAGGGCAATGATTCAGCGCGTCGAGGATGCGAAAGGAAAAACTGTTACCACTGAGGTGGAGCTTGTCTCTTACGTCAAAGAGCGTAGCACTGGAAACTCTGAGGCTCGTTATTACGTAAAGCACAGCAACCAGCAGACGGTGCTTGAGCAGGGAATGGTGATAAACAGGGATGGTTTTGGTAATCATCAAGCCAGCATCATCATCACTGATTTCCCCGGGCAGAAAACTCCGGAAGAAGCAGCGCTAAAACTAGCTGATTGGCTTAAGCGCCTTGGCGAGTCCATTGAGGCTAATTTCAAAAAGCCAGAGGTGGATGATGCCTAACCCATTCGACGTGGTGATTTTCGTGCTGCTGGCAATCGGCGCACTTCAGCAAATGGGGTGGCTTCCATGGTGAGCAAACTTAAACAGCGGCGCCTGCGCCGCCTTAAAGCCGATGTTGCCTGGTGGAAAGGTGAAGCCTCGGATCTGTACGCCAGAGTCATGGAGCAGGCCGACGAAATAGCCGAACTCCGCAGGCTGGTCATCCGCGTTCCGATGCCAGTAATTATTTCAAAGGAGATGGCCAACCAGCTTTATAACAACGAAACGAAAAGATGTCGTACCTGCAATGATGGCCTCCGTGGTGGGTGCTCATCATGCATTTTCTATAAAAGATAGCCGGGTGCAGCCGGTAAAGTGGAGAGAAACGCATGGGGCAGTTAGTAACACTTCATGAGTGGGCATCTGGTCCTAATGGATTCAAATATCCATTAAGCAACTCAGCATTAAACAAAATAGCCAAGACCAAACAGACTTATCCGCCAGCCTTAAAGCAAGGTCGACGCTGGGTAATAGATGAAGATGCTCGTTTTGTTGGCATGGTTGGCAGTGTTGATATTTCGTCATCATTATCAGACAAGGCCCGCCAGTTAGTGGAGAAAGCAATAAATGGCAGCTCGCCCCAGAAAACATAATGTCAAAATACCCAACCTTTACTGTAAGTTAGATAAACGTACTTCAAAAATTTATTGGCAATATCGCCACCCTGTAACAGGTTCATTTATTGGATTCGGAACAGATGATGAAGCGGCAAAAGCTGCTGCAATCGAGATGAACCGTATAACAGCAGAACAAGAAACTCAGCAATCTTATGCTCTGATTGATATGGCAATGAAGAGCTCAGGGAAAAAGGATCAAGGTATACGTGTTTCTGAGTGGATTAAAAAATACATCGAAATTCAGATGGAAAGGTTGCGTGACGGTGAGATAAAAAACCCTACTGTAAAATCCAGACGATTATGTTCTCAGATTCTCGCAGATAGAGTGCCAAACCTTCGCCTGAAGGATGTTGATACAAGACTCATTGCAAAAATTATTGATGAATATAAGGCAGAGGGAAAGCACAGAATGGGCCAACTGATAAGAAGCGTACTAAACGACGTGTTCAAAGAGGCGCAGCATGCTGGCGAGGTTGATCCTGGCTACAACCCAGCCTTAGCTGTAAAAAATCCAATAGCCAAAGTAAAACGAAGCAGACTTAGCATTGAACAATGGAAGTTGATTTTTGAAAGCGCAGGCTCTTTACCTCCTTGCGCTCAAAATTCTATGCTTTTGGCTTTAGTAACCGGGCAAAGGATAGGTGACATAGTCGAGATGAAGTTTAGTGACATTTGGGATAATCACCTTCATGTTACCCAAAATAAAACCGGAATGAAGTTAGCTATCCCCTTAAATTTAAGGTGCGATGCAATCGGGTTGACTCTGGCTGATGTTATTAGTAAGTGTCGCGATAGAGTAGTAAGCCCTTATCTGATCCACCATGTTAAGCATCACGCTTACGGTAAAGCGGGATCTCACGTTCCAGAAAAAACGATATCAAGATATTTTAAGGAGGCAAGAGATAAAGCAAATATTACCTGGCCTAAGGATTGCACTGCCCTTCCGCCGTTTCATGAACAGCGCTCGCTTTCATCAAGAACATACAAAGCTCAGGGTATAGATGTCAAAACTCTTTTAGGGCATAAAACCGAAGCAATGAGCGTAATGTATGGAGATGATCGTGGTCTAGAATGGAAAAAAGTTGTGATTTAAACAGGGAGTTTTGGGGAATTATTTTGGGGATGTTTTGGGGAAAGAGTTTTATAAATTAAATTCAGTCACTTAGAATTTAGCGAATTGCTCCAGAAACAGTCGTCCACCAGCAACGCATGACCCAACAGCCAGCGCACCCGCTGGCTGTTTTCTTTCAGCCCTCTCCGTCCCGTGCTAATGTAGCAAGCTACGTATTGGCAAATCACAGGTGAAATCGTTATGTCTGATGACGTGATCGGGACGACGCCCCATCAGCGGCTAATCAGCTTATTAACCGAGCAGGAGGCGCGCTTTCGCGTGGTGGCGCATGAGGCCGTTGGGAAATGCGAAGCGGTCAGTGAAATTCGCGGGACCGATCTCCGGCAGGGTGCAAAAGCACTGGTCTGCAAGGTAAAAGGCAACGGTGTTAAGAAACATATTCTGGCAATCCTCGCCGCCGATCGGCAGGCCGATCTGAGCCTTCTGGCCAGTCATTTCGGTGGGCTAAAGGCCTCTCTCGCCAGTCCGGCTGAAGTGGATGCGCTTACCGGCTGCGTCTTCGGCGCCATTCCCCCCTTCAGCTTTCATCCGGATCTGACGCTGGTCGCCGATCCGCTGCTGTTTGAGCGCTTCGATGAGATCGCCTTTAACGCCGGCCTGCTGGAAAAGTCGGTGATTATGGACACCCAGGACTATCTGCGTATCGCCCGTCCTGAACTGGTGACGTTCCGTAAACAATAAATACTGCGGCTGGCTAACGGTCAGCCGTTTTCCAGCAGCAGCACGGAAGCAATCAAAATAATCGCGATAATAAAAAACGATGAGGAGATAATCAGCGTTTCGACAAACATAGGATCGTTCAT